TCATCCCAATGGAGAAGGCGCGCAGGAAAGCCGGGGCCCACGTGTACATGAGCCCAATCATGTGGCCGAACTCGCTCACCTCTTTCGGGGTGAACTCGAGGTTGCGGCCGATGACAGCTTCTCCGCGCACTTCCACGCCGCCGACGCGGCCGATGGGGGGCAGGGAGTAGTCATGCGCCCAGAGCAGCACGGGGTTGGCCAGGAAGTTCTGCCAGTCGCCGCCGCCCGGGTTGATGGTGTCGTGCGCCCTGTCCTCGCTGCGGGTGGTCATCACCACCTCGGAGAGCACACCTGGCTTGGCCACCGTGGCGCTCTCCGTGGAGAGGAGGCGGCGCACGGGCAGAGCCTTGCGCTGCGTCTCTTCAGCAGCGAGCCACTCGGCTACGGTGAGGGGGCTTGGGCGGTTGGCTGGCACGCCTCAAACGCTGTGCCCGCCCGCCGAAAGCACGCAAGCGCCCTAGAAAGACGAAGGGCCCGGGGGAATGCGGCCCGAGCCCTTCGTCCGACCGGTCATCGTGTTGCAGCACTCGCGGTCTGTGCCCTTCGCGGCGAGTTCCCTGCCGGTTGACGGCCTTCGACGTGGACAAGGTGCCACGCCCAGTGACCCCTGCCAAGTCCGGAACGTGGGTTCCGCCCTACCCCTCGCGCCGCACGTGCTCGTGCGCGGGGGAGTCTCAGGCACCCGTGGTGCGTGGCCGGATGGCCTGCCCGGCTTCCACCCGCTTGCGGTTCTCGTGCGCGTTGATGATGGCCTTGGCGGCGGCCTCCCAGCGCTCCTTGGTGAGGGCGCCCGTGTCGCCGCTCAACTCCGCCCACTTGGGCATGGGGCGCCCGTCGAACGTCTTCCACGGGCCCTCGGCCCCCGGCGTGTCTCCGTACGCGTTGAAGCCAATCTCTCCCAGCGTGAACTCTGCTGCCATGGTTCTGCTCCTTTCGCTGCCCATAGAGACGGTCTGCGCCCTGAAATGTTACCACCTACCCGATGAAGAAGAAGGGCGGCTGGTTGAGGTAGGCGTGCGCCTGCGAGCCCGCGTCCACGTCGTCATCATGCGCACCGCGCGGAAACGTGGCGAACTGGCCCACCACCTCGTCAACCCAGTCGGCGCCGTCGGGAAGGAGCCAGTCTCCCGCCTCCACCGAGGGCTGCATGTTGGCGGCGCGAGCTGGCTTGCTGTCCTGGCCCGGCTCCCACTCCACTACCCCGCTCACCTTCTGCCTCAAGGTGGAGATGATGGCGGCGCCGTTCGCCTTGTTCTCGATGACAACACCGTCCGGGCTCCACGCCGCCACCAGTTCCTGGATGGCACGCAGCGTGTCCGGGAAGCCGTGCGCGGTGACGCGCTGGCGCACGTAGCGCCCGGCCCCCACGGTGTCGATGACCCACAGCGCGGCCGGGTCGCTGTCCGTCGTCTCCTTGAAGTTGGCGTCCACGGAGATGATGCGCCGCGCCCTTGTGACAGGCGTGGGCACAGGCGGCCCCTCCCAGCACCCCTCGGGCCGCGCCACAGGGGCACCGTTCCGCGTGGGCACTACGCCCCCTTCGGAGTGCCACCGCCACCACTTGCGCGGGAACATGCCGCCGGAGGCCGGTGCTGGGCGCTGCTGTGCCTGCCCGGCGTACCCGTAGGAGCCCCACTTCTTCTTCAGCGCGGCTACTACCTGGGGCGGGAAGCGAGCGGGGTGAATCACCTCCCCCTCCACGGTGCGCGGGTCCCCCTCGCAGAGGCGGCGCGTGGCGGGGTTGAGGAACGGCACCTGCAGCCGCGCTTCGGCTCGTACTCCAGGGGGAAGCAGACGTGGCGAACGCCGCCCTGGGCGAGCCAGTGTCCGCTCAAGTCCTTCTCCTGGAGGCGCTGCATGATGCCGATGCGCAGGCTAACCCGCTCATCATTCACGCGGCTGCTCCACGCCGTGTCCCAGCGGGAGAGCACCGCCTCGCGCATGGTGTCGCTCTTCGCCTCCTCCGCGTCGTGCGGGTCATCGAAGAGCAGGCAATGCGCCCGCCCGCCCGTGGCCTTCGCCGTCATGCCCTTCGAGCGGCGGAAGCCTCCACGTGTGTTGCGGTAGTAGGACTTCGCATCCTCGCTCTTGCGAATGGCCCAGTCGGGGGAGAAGGTGTCCTGGTACCACTCGTGCTGGATGATGTTGCGGGCGAACTCCGCGTCTCGGCCGGCCACATCCGGGTTGGCCGAGAGGGCGAGGAGGCTCCACTCCGGCCACAACTGCCACATCCACGCGTGGAAGGTAACGGAGATGATGGTGGACTTGGCCGTGCCGGGCGGCACGTTGAAGAGTTGCTGGAGCAGGTGCTGCTCTACGGGCTCGCCGCGGCCGTACCGGAGGCGCTCGGCCCTCTCCTCCATCTCCGCGTCCCACTCCTCAAGCGCCGCGAGTTGTCCACGCGCCCACGCCTCGCCAGCGGCCTGCAAGTGGGCGCACAGGGCCTCGTGGTGCCAGTTCCACTCCAGGGGGATGGTGGGCCACAGCACCTCGCGCCATGCCTGCCGGGTGAACTCCCCGAGGTCCTTACTCGCCCTGCGGGCTGCCTGGGCCCTCTTCCGGCGCTCCCTCTCCTCGTGGAGCATCACCACCTCCTCTGCCCACGTCGAGCCTTGGAAGGTTGCGCCACTCGGCGAGGCGGGCGGCTTCCTCTCGGCGTCGCTCAAGGAGCCAGGCGAGTTGCTCTTCAGAGAGTTCTCCGAGGGCAACGCCAGCGATGGAGGGGATTGCCTCTTCTTGCTGGGCTCCTTCATAGATGCCCTCGAACTTCTTCCCGAGCGTCTTGCCCAGCAGCGCGTTGCAGGCGAGGACGGCCACCATGGCCGGGGTGTCCGGGTCCTCGATGATGGAGAGGAGGCGCTCGACGGCGGTGCGCGTGCCCGCCTTCAGCATTTCCTTGAGCAGCGGGTCCACTGGCACACGCCCGCCCGCGTTGCGCCTCGGGTCCGCCCCTGGCGCGAAGGGCTTGCCAGGCACGCTCAGTCCCCGAGGCCAGCGCTGGGGCTGCTGTGGCGCACAATTGCCTCGTCCTGGCACTCATCGCAGTAGCCGCCGCTCAGACGCAGCGCACGCTCCCGAGGCAGCCCAGCGCCGCAACCGATGCACACACCCGGGCGGGCAGCACTGCGGACCGTCCCCGGTGCGCCAGACACCTGCGCGCTGAAGAAGTCCTCGCGGGCGCGGGCGAAGTCGGCCTCCTCTTCGGGCGTGCTCAGGTGGGCATTCTTCCCCACGTAGCGGGCGCGGGACTGGGTGCGGTCAGCAGAGAGGCCGTCGTAGCCCCGGGCGCGCAGGTCCTCGCGCACCGTGGGCTCGGAGATTTCAAGGCGGCGGGCGATGCCTGCAATGCCGAGGTCAACGCCATCCGAGCGGTGCAGGGCCTCAACCCTGTCCCGCCGCGCCTCCACGGCAGCCTTCCTCAGCCGAGCCCGGTCCTGCAGGGCTTCGGCGAGGTCCGCATCCCTCCGGGGAGGTTTGCGCTTGAGGTGTGGCGGGGGCGCGCATGGCATGCAGAAACCGTGGAACGAGCCGCCGGAAATTTGCAAGCGGACGGCGCACTAAACCGGCAGCCCTGTGCTGTGAATTCCCTGAATTGCCACCGCGTTGCAAAGACAAAGGGCCCCGCCGAAGCAGAGCCCTTTGCCTACCGTCCTTGTGCGCGTCGCCTACGGAGACTCGGCGGGCGCCGGTTCGCCCGGAGCGTTCGCAACCTCCCGGACGACGGCGGTGATGCTCGACCAGTCGGTGAGACTGAGGGTCATGACGGCCGATGCGTCCTTGCCGTCTGGGCTCGTTACGCGAAGGGTGAAGAAGCCTCGCCCAATCTTTGAGGGCCCCACCTCCACCATGTCGCCGTTGTGGTTGTGAGCCTTGCGCCATTCGCTCATGTGCTCTCCGTTCTGCCGGAAGGAACCGGCACCGGAAGCATAGCACGAAAAGCGAAGGGCCGCCCCCATGGACTGGAGCGGCCCTTCGTGGAGGTGAACGTGAGCGGGCGGTAGGGCCCACGAGCCTCTTAGCACTCGGGCCATTCGAGTGCCAGCGGAATTACCTCCGAGCGTGCTTCTTCGATGCCTTGTAGGCCTCCCACTGCCGCTCGTTCGCCGCGCGCAACTCGGCAACCTCCGCGTCCGTTGGCGGCGCCAGCGAGCGAGGAGCGAAGCCCGGGCACTTGCAGTACAGCCAGACGCATGCGCGCACGGGCGAATCCGTTGCGGTGTACGTGTCGTGCTGATGGCCGCATGTCGTGCACCACGTGTGCATCACCAGCACGTTGGCGCCCGGCGGGGCCGGGTGAAGCCGCCCGAAGGCCTCGACGGCGGCCTTCACCTTGAGGCGCGTGGGGCCACCGACTGCCAGCAGCAGGTCTGAGAGAACGTCTCGCACCACGTCCGCATCTGGCTTGCTCATGCCTCGCCTCCTGCCTTCGTCGCCGTTCCGCCCAAGTTCCCGCCCTTCGACTCCGCCAGTCGCGCCCACCAGAGCGCGGCGCACTTCGGCATGCACGCGGGCGCGCCGTCCAGGAACCACGCGTGGTGGGCCTCGCACAACGGGCGCTGGCATTCGGCGCAGCGAGCCACGGCCTTGCAACCGCATGGGCAGGTCATGCGGCGCCTGCCGCGTCAGCACGTGCGAGCCGCTGACGCTCGACCCAGGACGCCACCCAGGCCTCTAGGGTTCCATCGCCCGGCCCGGGTCGCAGAACACCCGCTGCCGTGGCTGCTGCCCGCGCGGCTTCAAAACAGCCAGCGAACCCGTGACACAGCAATACGCCCCCGAACTGGGACCCGGCCTCACATCCGCACGCCGCGCACGGCAGATGCACGGGCGGGCGTTCCGTCGCGGTGCTGCGCCCCACCTCTCGCTCCCGCTGCGCCGCCTCGTCGCGTGGCGAGGCCTTTGCGGGCGCGTGGCGCCGCTCCTCCGGGGTACTGCAGGCTCGCCACTTGTCCGTCCTCGCGAGGGCCGTCAGAGAGGTCACGCGCTGGAAGCGCGCCTGGTGGCCGTTGCCCACGCGGCGGAGGATTTCTCCGAGCGGGTCCTGCAGGCCGAGTTCCCCGGGCTCTCGCGCGCAGAGGGCGAGCACGTCCCGCAGAGCCTTGTCGTCCACGCCGGGCGTCCAGGACCAGCCCGTCAGCGCAGCAAGCCTGTCGGGGAAGGACTCCCCAGGCGGCACCACTGGGGCAACACGCCGCCCACCACGCCTCTCATCCGGCACGGACAGTGCAACGCGCGCGGGCGCGACGTGGTTAGCAACCACGGTAGGAACTACCGACGTAGAAGAAGCAGAAGAAACAACTACGAGAGAGGGAGAAGCATCCGCGCGGATTCCGCGCGGATTGGGCGCGGGTTCCTCCTGGGGTTCCTCTGTCTTTGGTGTCTTCTCGCGGTCCCGTTTGAACTTCGCCACCAGCGGGGCCTGCTCAACGGCCCAGTCGTGCACCACGTAGGCGTTGCCGTCCTGCTCCATGAGCCCCGACGCGAGAAGCGCCTTCAGGAGCGCGCCCTCCTCGCCACGGAAGGACACCGCCTCCTCGAGCATCCCCGAGCCTCCGTCGACCGGGAAGCGTCCGTCTGCCTGCTGCTCAGCGCAGTAGTCCAGCAGGCGCGACCAGTACGCATCCGCCAGCGGGTTGCGCAGGAGGCCGCACAGGTGCTTCACCTTCGGGTTGTTCCGGATGCCGGTGATGGTCTTGAACCACGGCATGCACTTCTTCCCCCGCCCCGCCATGACCTACTCCTCCCCCGCTCGCGCGGGCGCTGCGTTCGTCAACTGCGTGTCCATGGGTGCCCCCTGCTCACGTTGTCTCAACCACTCACAGTCCAGCCGCCACGCTGAAGCGGGGCGGCTCGCCCTGCTCAGCGAATGCGGCCTCGCCGTGCTCGACGGGGTGCGGCCGGTAGCCAGCGGGCGCGTTCTGCTGCGCACCACTCCACCACCAACAGCCCGTTAGCGGGCACGGGTGCGCGTACGCCCAGAAGCCCTTCTGGGTTCCGAAGGTTCTGTGTTACCCTGGGAGTGAGGCCGGTTTTGCAGCGAGTTGACACTCCGCATCTTATCGGACGCGCCTCCGAGGGGTCCTGCGGAGAGTCTTCAGCGTCACCTGCACACCGAGTCATAGTGCACCTTTGCGCTCTTCGTCCACGTCCTTCTTCATCGTGTACTTCCTCCGCACCTCGGCCACGCGCATGGGGTGCGGCTTGCTCCAAGCGCCCTCCGACCCCATGCCGAGTTGCACGAGCACCACCTCGCCTTGAGGGTCTCGCGCAATGCGGAGTCGCACCAGAACCTGTTCGGTAACCGGGTGGTGCCAGGCGTACTCCTGACCCATCAGGATGGGGCGTTCGCTACTCATGGCCGAGAGTCCTCTTTCGCGTCAGTCCAGCCAAGGGCCTCCAGCACGGCCTGCTCCACCTTCTTCCGGGCCTCGGGCAGCGTGCCGTGGAGCAGGCAACGGCCATCGTCATCGTACGCCCCAACCCAGAAGGAGCCGGTCCCCTCGTCGATGAGTTCGCCTACGCGCAGCGCGCCGAGGTAGACGAAGTGCCAGCCGCGCGAGGCCTTCCGCCAGCGGAACGCAGGGCGGGCGGCGGCCAGCACAGCGTCAACGACGCGGCGCCAGTCGTCGGCCACGCCCGGCTCAGCGTCGCAGACAGCCTTCCATGACTTCGCTACGGGCACCTTCGGGTCTCCACCCGTGAGCCATGCGCGGCGGGCGCGTTCCGCCAGCGCGTCGCGGACCGGCCTCGGCTTGGCCTGCTTGCGAGCGCGGCTCACGACTCGGCCTCCACCAGGGTGTAGCCACCGGGCGTGTTGGTGAACGCCGAGAGCAATACACGCCGCCGCATACCCCAGACGCCTGACTCCAGCCACGACTCGACCACGGCATACTGCTGCCCGACCGAGACGACGCGCACATACGTGACGCGCGGCCCCTTCGTGTTGCGCCGCTCCCACTCCTGTCCGGCCTCGACCGCGATGCGTGCGCGGCTCATCAACCCTCCACCACGGCAGGCATGGCCTGAATGCGCGCCTCCAGAAGGAGCGCGAGGTCCGTCACCTGTCCATGGAGTACGGCCGCAACTCGCGCCGCTGCAGGGCTGAACGTGGAAGAACTCCAGCCAACAGAGACACGGAGCGCCATGGCCTTGTCCTTGTGATGGGTGTCCACAGAGAGGCGCGCGTCCACGCCCCATCCCAGTTCCCATGACGCCGTGAAGCCACCGAGCATAGGCTCGCTCACGCGATGCAGCCCCATCGGCGCGTGCTTCTCCGTCAACTCCTTCAATCGCTCCAGCGCCTCTGACAACTTGATGGTCCTCTTTGTACTCACGTTTGCTCTCCTCTGGGCGTGCGCGTTGACTGAGTGTGGTGCGGCTACTTCTTTCCGCTGTTCTGCTTCCACTCCTTGTGCCCGCGCTTGACGAGCCGGACCACGGCCTCTCGAACCCAGCCGCGCTCGACCGCCGCATCTTGCCCCGGCTTGAGCAGGCTCTCGGAGCGCGCGAATGCCTCCAGGTCCTTCTCGATGGGGGCCAGCAGCGTTTCGAGTTGCATGAAGGTGGCGACCACCTCCGTGAGCACCTCGGCCTGAGACCAGCCGCTGTTGAGTTTCTCGCCCCACCATGCGGCCTGTTCGGGCGGAGGGCGGTAGGCGACGGTTGAGGGGAGCGGCTTGGTGGGGGGCTTCGGGGGCATCAAGGCCATGACCTGCGACGTTCTCACGACAGCCTCCTGCGTGGAAGGTTGGGCTCGCTTCATGGACGCACCATAACGACGTGGTTGCTTGCGCGTCAACTGCAAACTGCTTGCAATCCACAAGGGCGCTCGCTATCCTGCTTTTCGTCAACGCGGCGATGCCGCTGGAGGTGGTTGTGAGCGACGAGGCGACCGGGAAGCGACGCATGCAGTGCAAGGCGTGTCCGTGGCGCAAGGACGTGGTACCGGAACGGGACATTCCAGGGGGTTACAGTCCGGCCAAGCACTGCGGCATGCGCGAGACCATTGCTGAGCCAGGCGCGCTGATGCCCGGAGCCATGAAACAGATGGCCTGCCATGAGTCCAAGCCCGGCGCGGAGTTCGTCTGCGTCGGCTGGTTGGCCAACCAGTTAGGCCCAGGCAACAACATCGCACTGCGACTGCAGGCGATGGCCGGACGCCTCCCTCGCTTCGAACTCAAGGGCGAGCAGCACGAGCGCTTCGAGGACACGCTACCGAAGGCTCAACGCCGCTCCCGGCGGGCGTCCCGATGACCACGCACTGCCCGACCGGCCGTGACTTCGTTCTCTCCGAGGCACAGACGAACGCCATGCGGAAGATGGACGCGCTCCACGCCCGGCTCGCGCTGTACGCGGGGAGCGACCTGAGCGCTCTCTTTGACACGGCGCGCGCCGTGCTGGAGCCAGCGCTGGCCGAGGACTTCGCGGACCGCATCGGCTCGCTAGGCACCGCGATGCTGCGCGCACGTGAGGCGCTGCGCTCTGCCGAGGACGGCATGCGCGAGGCCGACGAGCGACGCGCCCGCCTTGATGTGCGCGAGCGCTGCCACCAGTACCTGTGCTCCTGCAGGCAGGAGGTGCGCGTGCTGGAGTTGAAGGTGTCCGTGCTGCGCGAGGAGTTGGAGTCGTACGCGCTCCGCTCTGGCGCTCGCATCTCGGCCGAGTGGCCGGTGGAGGCGGAATCGTGAGCGTTCGCATCTGGGTCAAGAGCAGTGGCCCGGGGCCGCGCATCGGCCTCGGGGTTCCGGAGGGTGCTAACGCCTACTGGCGGCAAGCGTTGTTGCTGGTGGGCGTGCGGCTGGCTGGGGAGTTGTGGCCGCGCGATGGCGTGGCCGTCATCATCCGGAGGACGCTATGACCCGCCCGGATGCCGACCTGCCCGCGCTGGTTTCCAAGGTGAGCGCGGCCTTCGAGAAGGCTCACGAGTGCACGGACATGGAGTGCACCCAGTGCTGGGCCATTACCAGCGGCGCGGCAGCCTTCGCTGAGTTGTGCGAGCGCTTCGGGCTGGCCGAGCACCTGGACGCGGACGATGACACGCACGCCGTGGGCGAGGAGGAACCGTCATGACGAGAGGGAGATGGGCTCATGCGGTGCGCTACGGAACTGCCCGGCGCTCTCGTCCGCGCTTGGTTCGTGGCGAGTGGCGGTGGCGCTCCGTGCTGATTCGCTTCTGGGGATACTGGCCCACATGACCTGCCCCATGTGCGAGGACGAGACGTGCGCGTGGACGCCGCCCGAAGAGCGCGAGTTCCGCCCCACGGGCCCGGTGCTCAGTGAGGACGAGGCTGCAGAGGAACTGGCCGCGCTGCTGCGGCAGGCAGAGCAAGCGAGTGGAGAGAACCATGGGCAACCTCTCGAAGCGAGAGGTGACACTCCTCCGCGAGCGAGAAAAGATTGAGGCGCTGCTCGAAGAGGTGGGCGTGCCCAAGGCGGTGACGTTCGCGGAGGCGCCTTCCGTTCAGCGCACGGACCTCCCGGCCCGCGTCGAGTGGGCGCTCATCGCCTGCGTCAGCGTCACGGACAAGTTGAAAGAGGAGAGCAGCCATGGCTGAGCGGTGCGACACGACGTTGACGAAGGATGACCCGGAACTGAGAGCGCGCCAGCGCATGGAGTTGGTGCGGCGCACCATCTGCCCCAAGGGGATTGGCGAGGATGAGTTCGCCCTCTTCTGGGAGCAGTGCCAGCGCTCTGGGCTGGACCCGCTGCTCAAGGAGGCCTACTGCGTACCGCGCCGGGTCAACACAGGCTCGACGGAGAAGCCAAACTGGGTCACCCGGCACGAATTCCAGCCGAGCGAGGCGGGCATGCTCGCGCGGGCCGAGCGATTCCCCGAGTACGAGGGAATCACCGCAGCCGAGGTGTACGCCGACGACCCCATCACCATCGACTACGGCACGGGCGACGTGCAGCACAAGGTGAACCCCGCCCAGCGCAAGGGCCTCCTCGTCGGCGCATGGGCCCGGGTGCAGCGCCGAGGGAAGGTGCCCACCGTGGTCTGGGTCCGCTTCGACGCCATGGTGCAGAAGACGCCGCTCTGGGCGAAGATGCCGGACACCATGGTGCGCAAGTGCGCCAAGGTGGCGGCGCTCCGGACGGCCTTCCCGGAGGCCTTCGGCGGGCTCTACATCCGCGAGGAGATGCCCCCGGAGGAGTTCGCCACCGAGGAGCCCGAAGAGAAGCCGAAGGCCAGGCGGCGCGAGCGCGGCAGCGAGGTTGTGGAGGCGATGCCCTCCCGCCCCGCTCTGCCACCGCCGGACCCGCTCACGGAGACGCAGCGGCAGGAGGTGGCGGATATGTTCGCCAACACGCCCCGTCCTGCCACGCTCAAGGAGGCCGAGCAGCAGGCGAAGCAGCGGTTGGAGACGTTCCGGAAAGGCGAGGACGCATGGAGCGGCGTGATGGCGGAGGCGACAACGCTCCCACCCGTGACGGACGAACTCGCCCGCGCCACCGAGGCGGTGAGGGGCAAGCCGCACCCCATGGAGGTCATCCCGATTGGCAAGGCGGCCGGGAAGCGCATCGACTCCCTCGACAAGCCGCAGCTCGAGCGGATGTTCCTGGACACCGACGCCTGGCTGGCGAACGCGAAGAACGCGAAGCACAAGGACAGGGCGACGATGCAGGCGGTGTGGGACGCGCTCGGCGCACGGCTTGAGGAGTTGAACCACAACGAGGAGGCGGCACCATGAGCGAGGCGGACAAGAAGGCATTGCAGGACGCGCGCGAGGCGCTGGAGCGGTTGCCCGTGCACCTGCGCGAGGCCACCGAGGCGGATGCCACCCTGTTCAACATCCGCACGGTGCTGGCTGAGCAGAAGCGGGAGGTGCAGCGGTGAGCGAGACCAGCATCGAGTGGACGCGTGGCAGCAAGGGCGGCCCCGGCTACACGCTGAACCCGTGGCTCGGGTGCGCGAAGGCACACGCGGGCTGCACCAACTGCTACGCCGAGAAGCACCAAGCCGTGAACATGCGGAAGGGCGGCAAGGTGCAGTGGGGCGAGGTGTGGCAGGGTGGCCAGCGCGTGGCGACCAGTGCCAGCACCATGGCCAGGCCGTTCCAGTGGGCGCGGGAGGCTGCTGCGGCTGACGAGCGGCGGAGGGTTTTCTGCGCTTCACTGGGTGACGTGCTGGAGGTGCCGGACATGCCTCCGTTCGCACGCCTCACGGCCGACCTTCGCGAGGCCGTCAACCGTGCGCGTGCCCAGATGGACAGGCAGCGCGCGCTCCTATGGGAGGTCATCTGGGGCACGTCCCGCATGTGCCCGGAGTGCGGACCGCTTGAGGAAGCGGAGCATGACCGCGACTGCGACGGGCCCCGCCACATCGGATTCGACGCGCCCGGCCTGGACTGGCTGCTCCTCACGAAGCGCCCGGAGAACTGGGCCTTGGTGCCCGAGCACATCCGCCCGCTGGTGTGGCTCGGCACCAGCATCAGCGACCAGAGGACGGCGGACGAGTGGGTGCCGCGCCTGCTGGCTGCGGAGGGGTTCCGTTACCGCTTCCTGTCCGTCGAGCCGCTGGTGGGGCCGGTGGACCTGACGCGCCTGCTTCGTGTCTGCCCTGCGTGCGACCACGTCGGTCCGGTGGGGGCGGGGTTCGTCAACTGCTGCCCGGACGGCGGCGCCGCGCGCCGTATCGACTGGGTCATCGTCGGAGGCGAGAGCGGGAGCAAGGCGCGCCCCTGCAACGTGGAGTGGGTGCGGAGCATCGTCCGCCAGTGCCGCGAGGCGGGGGTGCCGTGCTTCGTTAAGCAGTTGGGGGCAGAACCGTCTGTGGCGGCCAATGAGGCGGCTGGAATGCGCCGTCGAGGGACCCCGGGCGCGTGGCGCCTCGCGCTGAATGACCCCAAGGGAGGCGACTGGGCCGAGTGGCCCGAGGACCTCCGCGTCCGGGAGTTCCCTCCGTGAGCACCTGCAAGCGGCAGCAGATTCAGGTGGTGGACTCCACGGGCAAGGTGCGCGGCCACGTGGTGCGGCACATCCGCTCCAGTCTGTGGCGGGCAACCGGGAAGAGCCCGCCCATGGTGAACCTCGGCGGGAAGGAGTACCGCCCCGCCATCGTCGGCAGCGGACGTGAGGCGTTCCTCCGCGTGCACCTGCCGCCCGGCGCAGCACTCCCGAAGGACTTGCAGAGCGAGGTGAGCACGTGAACTGGAGCCAGAAGCAGGAGGAGCAGGCGGCCTTCATCTACGGGACTGCCATCGGGCGCGGGCTCGCCTTTCGGGACGCACTGCGCGAGGTGATGGACTACGCCGTGCTGGAGAGCGGCGACGCGTCGCCACCGGGGCACGAGCAATGTCCAGACCGGCCATGCCCAGGGCATCATCCATACTGCGAGGGCGTCGGCAGGGACCTTGCCCCGCCGAACTTCATTGCCCCGAAGGCCAAGCCGCTCCAGGACGCGGTGATGGATGTGCAGCGCGCGGTGGTGCGGCTGGCCGAGATGGTGAACGCCAGCCTGCCGCGCGAGGGCGCCTCATGACTCTCCCATTCCCGGGCGGCCGAGTGCGTTTCGCTGACGGCGACACGCGATACCCAGACGGACGGCACGCGTGGCGCTGCGCAGGTTGCGGCAAGGTTGGCCCATGGCAGGACGGCTATGGCGTCTACTGCAGCGCTTTGCAGGAGGATGACGGGCTCTTTGCCGACCACGGGCGAGGCTACCCGGTGTGGTGCTCCCCCGCCTGCCAGAGCGTGCTGGTGGCGGCGGGCGAACTGTCACCGCTGCCTCAGCCGGTCACCGTCACGCGGCGCAGACGATGACTGCTCAGGGCGCCAGCGGCAGCAGTGGGGCCGGGGGCGACTCGGAAGGCGACACGGCCCCGCAGGAGTAGTCCACCTGCGCCCGCAGGTTGGCCTCCACGTAGTTGCGGAAGGCAGGCCACGCCTGCTCCTGCACCTGCTTCGCGGCGTAGCAGGCCACGGGCCCGGGCTTGCCGATGGCTCCGGGGCGCACGTCCCGGTGCAGGCTGGCGGTGCACCCCTGCATCCCGAGGCCCACGGCGAAGAGCACCAGCGCCTTCGGCGCGTGGCGGCGCAGTCCGGGCGAGGCGCCGAGAGCGAGCGTGAGGACGGACACCAGCAGTCGCAGCCAGCGGGTGGAGGTCATCGGGCCCTCCTCGAAGGCCTCGGCGGCGGCCAGCAGCGCGCCCGTGGCGAAGAGGGCGAGCGGCACGAAGCGGGCGGGGATGATGGGCGTTCCAGTGGGGGACTCAACAGCGGGGGACTGCTCAGGCATGGGCGGCTCCAGCGTCGGTGGTGAAGAGGAGGAAGTCATGAAGGGAAAGACGGGTGCCGGGGCGACTAAGCACGTTCCGGCCGCAGCGTCCGAGTACGAGCGCGGGATGATGGATGCGCTCGATGTACTCGTGGCGGTTGTCAACGAGATGCACGACGGGTTGCGGCCAGCCGTGATGGTGGGCAAGGCCGACCCCGCACTGTTCTTCCTAGGCGGCGTGGCAAGCGCAGGGCAGAACCTGCTTGGCGGCGTTCGCGCCGAGATGGAGAAGCGCATCATCCGCGCCCTCATCGAACGGCGGCAGGGGACTCCGCCATCGCCGCCCGGCGCCTGAGTACGTCGCTGGCGTAGTCCCCGCCCATGGTGAGCGGGTCCACGGCCAGCAGCACCTGCTCCAGCGTGGGGTTCATCGGCAGGCCACGCATGGCACGGCGCACCCTGCCCTCCCCCGCGTTGTAGGCAGCGAGCGCTGGCGCTTCGTTGCCACCGAATGAGAGCAACAGGCGCGCCAGCAGGCGGCACCCGTAGTGGATGCACATGGCCGGGTCCATGGCGAGCTCGCGGCCGGTGTCGTCGGCGCACGTGGCGAAGGGGTGCGAGCGGTCATCAATCTGCATGAGGCCGCGCCCGTGTCCGCCGTCGCCCTTCACGTTGGCGCCGTTCGTCTCGCGGTCAATGACGGCGAGCACCAGGAGCGGGTCCAGACTGTAGAGCGCGCTGATGGGCTCCACGAGGTGCTGCCACTGCGCAAGGCGTCGAGGAATCACGGGGCGGCCTTTGCGATGACGGGGGTGGGCGGCACGGCGGGAAGCAGGCGTCCGAGCATGGCGCCAGCTCCACCGCACACGAGCGCGAGCACGCACGCGCCAGCGATGAGCGCGGTGCGTCCGTGCTCCAGTTTCGAGACGCGCTCCTCCAGCGCCTTGGCGCGCACCTCGTGCTTCTCGGCCATGGTCTGCAGGTCGCCCTTGGTGACCATGTTGGCGCGCACGTCGGCCAGCGTCGCCGTCATGGCCTCGACGTTCTTCAGGACGTACCCCATGTGGACGGCAAGGTCGCCGGTGGCGGGAGAAGGGACGTGGCTCATGGGCTTACGCGGGGCAGGCTGCGGGCAGACGGGTGGCGTGGACGAGGGCGGAGGGCATGGGCCAACGCTGTGCTGCGCGGCCGAAAGGGAGCAAGCACGCTTGACGTGTGCCGTGGCCGCGCGCATGCTGCAGGTGCTGGGTTGGTCCCCGGCACTGGGAGGTTCACATGAGCAGCATCAAGGGTGGTCCGTTCGCGCCGCAGTTCACCGTGTTGCCTGAGGTCACCGCGACGCGTGAGGAACTCATTGAGGCCCTATGGTACGCACGGGCGATGCTCGGCGAGTACGGCATCACGTGGCACACGCAAGACGAGTTCGGCAACTTCATTCTGAAGGACGTGATTGACCCCGTGCTGGGCTATCCACGTCCTTCAACGGAGCGCACCCCTGCTGAGGCACCCAGTCCGCAGTAGGGCGGACCACACCGAGCGCGGGTAGGCAGAGGGCTCCGGCAACGGGGCCCTTTGTCTTTCACCCGCCCAGCGCAGTGAGCACAGCGGCCCGCTGCTTCTGGAAGCCACGGCGCAGCGCAGCCTCCAACCGCTTCTCCCACGGCACCAGCGCCTCGTCATACTTCTTCCAGCGCGCGGCCTTGCTCACCTCGTCCATGGCCTTCTGTGGGTCCACCACCTTGGGCAGCGTCGTGCACCGGCACGAAATGTCCATCGAGGCCACGCCGAAGCCGCCTGGGTGCGAGGCGCGATAGCCCGCCACGGAGAACATGCCGTCCACGCCAGACACCACCTGCCCGTCCAGCGCACGGTGCTCGTCCCGCGTGTTTCCGTCGCGGACTGCGAGCCACTCCTTGCCCTCCACCACGCCGCTCTGGCGCCACGCCTCCACGTTGGCTGCGTTGCTCAGACCCACCACCTCGGTGCGGGCAATGCGCTCGGCGCGGTAGCCCTCGGCCTCGGAGAACACCTCCTCCACCCGCTTGCGCAGGAGGTTGATGCCCTCCCCTGCCGCCACGCCAGCGGCCAACTCTTCGCGCAGGGCGGCTCGGGTGGTGTCCGTAACGAGGCGCACGCGCTCGGCGGCGCGCTGCTCCAGTGCCTGCCGCACGAGCGGATTGCGCATGTTGAAGGAGGGCGAGAGGCCGAGTTCCCTCAGCGCCTCGTTGGCCCAGTCCTCGAAGCCCCCCTCTTGCACCGGGCCGAGTTCGTCCGCGAGCACCTCGGGGCGCAGGGCATCGAGCGCGGCCGAGGTGGAGGCGCGTTGCACGGGCTGCGGTAGCGCCTTCGTCCACTCCGGCTCGCGGCCCACGGAGAAACCCAGCGGCGAGGGCGCGGCGGGCGGGGTGAAGAGTTCGTCTCCATCCTCGCGGGCGGGCTGGCCGCCCACGGAGCGGTGCTCGTTGAGAGTGAAGGCTGCGGGCACGGCCTTCATGTACTCGCGCTGGGCGGCCTCATCCTCCGGCACGGGGCTCACGTAGCCGAGCACCAGGCCGGGTCCGTACTCATCCAGCAGGCGCTGCATGGCGGCCCGCTGGCGCTCCTTGCGCGGCACGAGACAGCCGGTGGCGTAGAGGTAGTACGCGGCGTCGATGGTGCTCCGATTGCTCTGGTCGAGCACGCCCATGAGTTCAGGGGGGAACTGGAGCACCTGCTGCACGAAGGAGCGGGCATCCTCGCGCATGGTGCCCATGTTCATCTCCTGCCAGGTCTGCTCAAGGCGCTGGTAGCCCACGTCCCCGCTGGTGACGAACACCCTGCCCTTCTTCGGGCCTCGGTGTCCCGCGTCGAAGCGCTCCTGAATGCGGGCCTGCTCAGCGGGGTTCGGCGCTCCCACCTTCACGATGGCCTGGGGCGTGGCGTCGTTGTGCAGGTAGTTCTTCACGTACCGTCCGAGCAACTCGCTCACGTCGAGCTCGTCCGCCATGGCCGAACCGTACGAGGAGCCCAGGCCGTAGGGCTGCTCCGGGTCCGGGGACTTCAGCCACACCAACTCCTCGGTGGGGATGATGCGCTGCCAGGAGCCGTACGAGGCGCGGTAGTACGGGCGCCCGGCGCTCGGCGTCTCCGCAATCCACGTGGGGTTGATGGGGTGCAACTCCAGCGGCTGGCCGAGTTGGTTGTTGATGCGCAGCAACGGCGCGTTGCCGAGCAAGTCGTTGTAGATGCTGGCCAGCGTCCACGAGTCATGCCCGCCGAGGTAGGGACTCATTCCTTCGAGCACCTCGAGGAAGGGGTGGCTGTCCAACTCCGCCAACTCGCCCTGCTTCACGGCACGGCGGATGAGGCTGGAGCGCTCGCTCGGCGGCGCGCGGAGGACGGACTTGGCCCGGGCGCCCCGCTTGCCGGTGGCGTAAACCACCCACGGCACGGCGGCGGTGTCCTCGGCAATGCGGCGCAGCAGCGCGTGCAGGTAGGGCAGCCGCTTGTAGGTGAGCAGCAACTCCTTGGAGCCCCGACGCGGCGCCTGCCCGTACGGGAGCACCTGGGCGAGGAAGGCGGCGCCCTCCTCTGTGGGGGTTGCCTTCTTCGGGGAGAACGCCGCCTTGAATTCCTGCCAGATGCCCATGCAGGAGGGCTACGCCACCCCGCCAAAAGGCCTCAAAGACGAACGCCCCGAGCCGGAGCCCGAGGCGTCGCCTACCCTCCTTGTGCGCTGCGCCTACGGAGACTTGGCGGGCGCGGGTTCTGGTGACATGCAGAGCATCGAGCATCCGTCGTCGTCGTGGTCTGCGGCTTCGCAAGCCTCGCACCTCGACGAGCAGAAGCGCTGGCCATCTGGTGCGGGGTGGTCTCCATGCTCACAGGTATTGGTCCACCCCGCCTGGAGCATTCTTCCGTGCGTTAGCCCAAGTTCGCGCACCGCTCGAAGGTTAATTCCACTGGCCATCAGTTCTCCGTTCTGCCGGAAGGAACCGGCACCAGGAAAGATAGCACATCCACCGCGCTACGGCAGCGCGGCGTAGACGGCAGCGGCGAAGGCGGCCATGCCCGCGTTGTTGAAGTGCAGGTGGTCGCCGTAGTCGTAGGCCACCTTGAGCGTCACGTCGTCGTCAGACATGACGGTGTCCAGGTCCACGAGGCCCACCGCTGGGGTGGCAGCCACGTAGTCCCGAAGCGTGGTGTTGAAGGCGAGGCGCCTCGCCTCCTTCGTGGAGTCCCAGTTGGGCGAGCCGTCTCGCGGGGAGATGGTGCACACCACCACCTGCTGGCCAGCCGCCTGCGCCTCCTCAATCCACGGCTCCACCACGCCCCACACGTAGGCGCTGGTGGCGCCGTCGAAGGCCATGTCGTTGGTGCCGATGAGGATGACGAGCACCCGATAGGGGAAGTGCTTCGCGTTGGCCACCCACCGCGCGTAGGCGCTCGCCACGCGGTTGCCGCCCACGCCGAGGTTGTCCACCGGTACGCCCGCGAGGCCCTCCAGCACCACGGGGTACGGCGTGGAGGCCACGGCATAGCCGTAGGTGAGCGAGTCCCCCACGGCGACGATGGCGCGGCGCGGGGGCGTGGCCGAGGCAGCACCAGCAGCAAGGCAGAGGAGAAGGCAGAGCAGTCTCACGGGGTGGTCTCCGGACAGTCCGAGGTGGTGGTGCCGCGCGTGTTGGTGTCGTCGTTGAGCCAGCGGTAGTTGCCTCCGCTCTGGGTGAGGATGCAGCGACAGGTGCGCGTGGCGCTGGAGGCAGTGGCCGCGAGCGTCTTCACCGTGCCCTCCGGAGCTGCGGTTGTGCCGCACGCATCAACGGATGCCTGCGGCGCAAGGCGTAGCCCATGCGCCTGGTCAATACTCACCGGCCTGTCCATCTGCCGGGAGTAGAGGCTGTCCGTGGCAATCATGCAGCCGGGGCAGTTGAACCAATTGCTGCCACCCACCGTCCATCCAAACTCCGGCACATATTGAATGTACGCCTGAGGGTTGGCGGCGCGGTTGGCCATGTAGAGGCGGCCGTTGAGAATCTCCAGGGCGGGCTTGGTGGCGTCCGCTTCGGTGAGCGTGAGCGCGCGCAAGGAGAAAGGCTCGCCCAGAGTGACGGTGCGCACGTCGGTGGGCGTCATGCTGTCCACGCTGGCGCCACCCGAGGAGCCGCCGAAGGGCCCGGAGATGGCGAGCGCAGCCATGAGAGAGAGGGAGAGGGCGCGCATGCTCACAACTCCGAGACGGTGAGGCCCGCCGCGTCCGCGTGGTCGGCCGTGGTGGCGATGCACCAGAGAGCGGTGCCCTCGAAACTCCACGACTCGCCGGCCGCCAACCTCCGCGACGGCGAGCCCACCTTGCAGTCCACCTCCTTGAAGGCGCACCACACGGGGTTGGGCGCGTTGTTCTGCACCTCCATGGCGCGCGAGTAGCGGCCGAGGGTGATTTGCGAGCACTCCGAGGTGGTGAGCAGGTACTGCGTCTGGTCCGGCTCGGCCAGGGCGGCGAGCGGCAGCACGGCGGCGAGAAGGAGAAGGTAGCGCATGGCCCACACGCCTAAGCCCTTGGGCCGAAAGGGAGCAAGCACGCGGGCTTGACTTCCGGAATCATGGCGCTATAGTTCCGGACATGAGCAACCCGTCCCCGATGATGTGGCTCGAGGAGTTTCCCGTGTTCATCGCCACGCTGGTGCCGACCGGGCCCATCTCCGGTGCCACAAAGTACCGCATTCGCGTTTCGCTGGACGGCATGGAGGTTCCGGGCGTTTTCGACGGCGAGTTCACCGAGGCCGATGCTGGACGGGCTCTCGTCTGCGAGCGGTACTTCTATGACGTCGAGACCGGCCGTCGCCGCCGTCGTGACTTCTCGCCAATCGGCCCGCCGTTCGCTCAGGCGGGCGATGGTGTCGAGGACGCCGCCTGATGCCCGGCAACCACGACAAGACGAAGACGCCCACCGAGAAGCGCCCCGCGCCGAAGGGCTCTCTCGTGGGCCGGTTCTCCGGGTACCACACCGCCGCGAGCAAGGCGGACGAGGAGGTGCTCGTGAACCGCTGGAAGCGCAAGCCCGCCGAGGTTCGGCGCGAGGCGCTGAGACTGGCGCGCGAGTCCGGCGCCGAGTACGGGAAGATGTTCACCAAGGAGAAGCCATGAGCGAGCTCAAGTTGCTGAACGTCGCCATCCTGGACGAATGTCTGAACATGGTAGCAGAGGATGGTGCGCTGCCGTCCACAGCCAATGCCATCCGCGGCCACATCGCCGCGCTGGAGGCAGCGCTGGAGCGCATCGAGCGCGGGACGCGCGTCGGGGAGTCCCACCGAGACGACTGGGTGAACGCAGTGGCGAAGGCGGCCCTCCCGAAGCACGAGTCATGAGCCGCTGCGCCCGCTGCGACATGGACGTGCCGGGCGACAGGGAGACGGAGCATGCGCGGTACATGCACCCCTCCCCCGCCCTCTGCGCGTGCGGCTGCGGCGAGCATGTGGAGCAGGCGGTGCACGGCAGGCCGCGCGAGTGGTTGCCCGGACACCGGAAGCAGAACGAGCGCGCACGCCTCCGGACAGAGCGGGCGCTGCGCGAGTACAAGGAAGCACTCGGAGGAGAGCATGACGAACCTGAGAGACCGTGACATTGGCGTACAGCGGCCGTTGCACTGCGGGAGGCGCGTGGTGGAGTCGTCGCGCCACCATGACAGGTGGGAGTGCTCCGTCTGTCTCGTTATCGTGGTCTCGCCGCGCCGTCCGTCTATTCATGCCGCCCAGTGCGACGCAGAGGGACGTCCATGACCTGCGCGAACACACCGCCTCCCTCCCGCCGTCGCCGGACGCCGCGCTTCCAGTCCGCGCCCACGCGCTGGGGCCTCATCGGCATCCTCTGCGTGCTCCTACTCTCCTCGCTCGGCCTGGAGTGGCTGTGGCGGCACGCCGAGTACCAGCCCGCGCAGGTGGCCGCGCTCGCTGAGGATGCCACCTCCGGCATGCAACCCACGGACGGTGACATTGTCCCGGCCGCCAACATGCCACCCACCCCGCTCCCTGGCCAGCGCCGCCCTCCGTGCTCTGAGACACAGGTGGCCATCAACGGGGCGTGCTGGTGGAAAGCCGACCGGGCACCGCCGTGCAAGGAACTCTACCGCCACGGCGAGGCCTGCTACATCCCGGCTGCTGAGGGTCAGAAGCGACAGCCGATGACAGGAGGGGCGCAGTGACCTTCACCACCGACACCGCGCGCCTCGCGGGGCACATGGGCGGGGCGAGTCTCCGGGAGACAGTTGGCCCGGACGGCATGGCAGCACGTGGCAGCCGAGGCGGGAAGGCGACTCAGGCCCGACGCCGAGCTGCGCTTGAGGAGGCGCGGAGGCAGGCCCTCACCGAGGCCCTTCAAATCATCCGCGCTGCGCCGAGCCTTGGGGCTGCCCGGGAGAAGGTGCTGGGGTTGCTCGACCGCCTCTCAGGTCCCTGAGTACGGAGAGCGCAGCCTCCTCGGCCAGGCGCTCAGCGTCCTCCATGGCCTCGGTTTCGTCCTTCACCGGCGAAGCCTTGAGCCCCTCCATGGGGAGGTAACCGAGCCACATGCGTGCATGGTCGGGGTCTCGGAGGGTGTGGAGTTGGAAGGGCCCGGCGGTGGCACGGTGGCCGCCTGCAGAGCCCTCCTTCGGAGACCAGCGGAGTTTCGGCATGCCCAACCCTACCGCGCCAGCACGCCGAGCCGAAGGCTGCCAAGCGCTCGTTTCGCGAGGTGTCGCCGTATGAACTGTGCCACCCAACTCGACCTCTTCTCCCGCCCTCGCGAGGTGGCCGCCCTCTACGTGGACGCGGCTGGCTGCTACGCCAAGCAGGCAGGCGTGGACCTCTGGCCCGAGGCGAGGGACGCGCGGCGCTACGAGGGACCGCACCCCGTGGTAGCCCACCCTCCCTGTCAGCGCTGGGGCAAGTACTGGCACGGCTCACCTCGCAAGCCCCACCAGTACCGGCTCGGAGACGACGGCGGGTGCTTCGAGAGGGCACTGGCTGTCGTGAGGACGTGGGGTGGCGTGCTCGAGCATCCATGCGACTCGAGGGCGTGGGGGCACTTCAGCCTCGCGCGCCCGCCGCGAACGGGCGGCTGGGTGCTGGCGGATGAGTATGGGGGGTGGACGTGCTGCGTCTACCAAGGCCGCTACGGGCACTTCTCGGGCAAGGCCACCTGGCTCTATGCGGTGGGCACGGCCCGCCCCGAGTTGGCGTGGGGCGTGCTGCGCCAGCAGTTGCCGCAGTGGATGATAGAGCGTTACGGAGAGAAGAAGGCCAAGCGCATCGGCGTGATGGCCATGGTGGGCGGGAAGAACAAGACGCACATCCGCGAGGCCACCCCAGAGCCCTTCCGGGACTTGCTGCTCAGCCTGGCACGAACGGTTCCGCCCTCGTTCGGCCCGCGCACACCCGCTACACTCGCCCCATGAGACTCTACCCCCTTCTGTTCCTCCTCGCGGCCTGCGCTTCGTCCACCCCCACCCAGTACGCCCAGGGCGTGCCGGCGCTGCCGCGCGCGCCCGCATTCAACCCCACGCTCGACGCGCCCATCACCACCGGCCAGCCCGGCTACGTGGGCCCGGCGGAGAACCTGCCCCACTCACCGCACCGCCGCGTGCTCCCAGAGACACCGGACACGCGGAAGGAGCCGGGCCTCTGGGCGGCCGAGCCTCCCACCTCAGCCACCGGCGACGTCCCGGAGATTCTCGGGTTGGCGCTCCCGCCGCTGGACCTGGACGACTCCGCTGAGTCGCTGGCGAACCAGAAGGACTGCGCCGACCGATGGGCCAAGGTGTTGCGGCAGTCAGGGCTTGGCCGCCAGCGGCCGAAGATGCCCCCGGCAGAGCAGCGGTGCGCCGCCGCCCTCATGTACGTGCTCTGCTGGAAGGAAGAGGGGTTGCTTGCGGACTCCCTTCGCCTCTACACGGGGTCGAACGTCCACAGCCTCGACTTCCAACGCCTTCAGGCAGCGCGCGAGGCGGTGGCCACAAGCCTTTTCAACACGCATTGCAGTCAGAAGCACCTCAGCCCCGATGGGCTGGGGTGGCTGAACAAGGCCCGCGATGCGTATCAGATGCAGTTGGCGAAGGACCGCACCATCACAGGAGGAAGCAAGCGATGACGAACAAAGACTTCGAGAGGCGCGTCACGGAACTCATGCCGTCTTGGCGAAACCTCTTCACGCCAGAGGACGAGCAGAGCGTAACGAACCCGACCTACCGTTACCGGCTCTGGGACTGGGCGGCGGGACACCGGCCGGACGGGGTGCTCAAGCCCGAGGACACGCCCGAGGCGCTGGCGGCGGCCGTTCGCTGGCCCGGCGCGCCCGAGGCGCTCTATGCGGCCTTCCTGAAAGCGGGCGTCCTCGTCGAGACCGGCGACGGCGGGCGGGCGCTGGGCGGGTGGAACGAGACGCGCTCC